TCAGACGCCGAACCTAAAACGTCAGAAAAATCATCATCGTTTTTAGGCGTAGAAGTTACCGGAGCAGGAACAGAGCCTAAAACATCGTCGAACGTATCATTATTTTGCATTTTTCCACTCCGGGTGCTTGGAAATAACGTTATTGATTAAATCAGTAGTTATTGACAATTGAGGCTTACCCTCGCTTTTGAGCTTTAGATTTGCCGCATTAATTCTTTGCACGGCATAAAACTCAGGTGTGCCAGGATTCGGATTTTCTATCTTGTACTGTGCTTGCTTGGTATCCCATAGCCAACCCTTGCTTACAGTTTTCTTTTTCGTTTCTTCTTGTGCAAGCGCGATTAAATCGTCAGCCGTTCCACCTCCGTTACGCTGGAAACGGTCTATCAAAGCGGCGGTGAATTGTTCGCGTGCAACTTTTCCCTTTCCTTTATTAGTCATGCCGTTGGCATCCATAATTTTTCCGATCTCATCCCATGCCCCCTTATATCCTGATTTTGCATTTATAATATTGTTGTTATATTCCTTTTTAAGCGAATCAAAGTGTGACTTAGAAAGATTGTCGCGCTCCTTGTTAACGTCAGCGTCCGTCAATATGTTGGTTTGAATACCAATATACAATCGGCTATATACCTCGGAATCATCAATGCTTGAGGGCGGTTCATACGCCTTATTTATATCACGCTCTTTTTCAGCTAAGTCCTTCGCTCCATACCGCGCATATTTTGAAAGCAAAATACGCTTAGTTTCGTCAATAGATTTACCGTCTTTTTTAAGCTTATACATATCATTTGAAAAGGAAAGGTCGTTATTTGCCCGATCGTCCTTGTACTTCCTTTCGGCATCACCAGCGCGACCTTTAAAGTAATCAAACAACTTTTCCTTCATGTCCGGAGTAACATCTTCCATGTTATTGACAAACGCCCTTATTCCCTCGGTATCATAACTACCATCTTCACGCGCTACCTTTGGCGCAAGCTTATCCCAAAATTCCGGCTGTTTGAGTTCAAAAACTTTTCCATCAATTGCCTTTGAAACTTTAACATATGTGTCGGCGCTTAATTGATCCTTGAGCTTTTCTAAATTAGCTTTTGCTCTTACAGGATCAGTCGCCATTAAAGTAGTCAAGTTTTCGGAATATGCTTTTTCCCTGACGTCTTTTACTTTTTTTTCAATAACTTCCGGGGCTTCACCGTTTTCTTCCATATTCCGTTTAAGCGTAGCCGTGGCCGCGTTTACCGTTGTCAATAAACTAGGAAGGTCTCCAAATGCAAGCGAATTGTCCAAAAGCAGTCCAACACTAGCTTGAGCCGCAGAATTGCGGGATGCTCGCATTTGTTGCGCTTCGTGAGTTATAATTTGCCCTTCATTTGCCGCGACTACCTGGGAATACATTTGACGAGCCGTTGCAACTACCGCTTGATCCTTTATACCCTCGGCAGATTTATTGAATATATCATCCGAAACTTTACCGTATTCAACCGAAACACCTTGTGCTTTATCACCGGTACGCAATAGTGCGTCACCACTTACATACTTAACCAATCCAGTATGCGCCGCATTTGACAATTCAAGCGCCTGCTTGGTAACTTCTTCTTCCCGCATCTTGGCGGCATGATTAGCCAACACCGAGCCAATGCTTTGCACAGCATTGCCTACACCTCGCAAAGCTTCCGCTTGCTGGCCACCAAACGCAACTTGTGGCGTAGCTTGTACAAGATTAGGACCACCCGAAGATTGTTTAGGCGATGCTTGGCTAGATGTTCTTGTTGGAATTATTGGCATCATTAACCCCGTTTGTAATTATAATAACTATTTGCCACTTGTCCTACCGTGCTTAAAAAATTACCCGCTTGGGATAATTGCCCCGCAGCCTTTGCCGCTTCACCGCCAGCCCTATAACCCTTTGCTTGTTCACGTAAATTCTTAGCGTCTGCATTTTCTTTTTTGGTTATCAAATACTTTTGCGTATCCGCGTTAAGCCGTATGTACATTTCATCCAAAGTTGCTTTATTAATTGTGTCACGTGCAACATCCATCGCAGTGACCGAACTACCGCCTATTTCATTCGCCGCAACCGTTGCGGTTTGCGTTCCCATAAGTTGCTGCGTTTGCGTCTTGTTCGACTGCATTTCACGCGCTGAATTTTGCGTTATTGCATTTCTATCATACTCCGCTGATTTGCGTACCTCAACTACATTCTCGTCGGCTACATCCGCCAAGTGATTATAGTATTCTTGATCAGATTTAGCCTTATCAGCAATAGCTTTTGCATTCATTACACCACCGGCTATTTGAGCGCCGATGCCGATTATTCCAATTGCTACCGGATTACACATTTGCAACCCTCCTAAACGAAAATCTGCAAAATTTGTTTCCTTTAACTCCATATGGTTCTGGCGGATAAATAACCGCGCCCAATAACTTTAACCACGCTATTGTTTTCAAGTTTTTGCAATCCACGTAATTAAAAAGTTCTGGGTGTATTTTAAGAAAAACGTCTAAAAACTCCTTTGAAATACGCATAAACGACTTTTTAACTTTATTTATTCCATCCGTTCCTAGCAACCAAATATTTGCTGGTTCTTCTATTTTTCCAACCACACCAAACATAGCAACGGTTCCTAAATTTTCATCTTCGATACTTAGGCAAATAGACGATTCGCGCATCCCGGCCACCAAAGACCCACCAGGCTTATATATGCCAGCCTTATCGAGTTCTTCAATGTCAGACTTACGCATATTTAATCCAATATATTTCACATCATCCCAGCGCGAGGAACGCACAAAAGTTGTCATTCGCCTATCTCCACATTTGCGTTTATGTTGGTTATTGTAATTGGGTACGGTTCCTCTTGACGAATAATTAAACTTATGGGATTACCTGAACCGCCAACTATTGACTGCTTAAATATACCAGAAAATAACGCCGGGGGTATTCCTGTAGGTTGGCTAGCAGTAAGCACATGATGCAACGGCGATCCGTCATTATTTGTCATATCGTGCATATTTGCTCGTTCGGTCCCTATTTTACCACCATACGTTTCGTATAATCCTACAGAAGCGTTAGACACTGTTTTTGTTTTATCCTGAGTGCTTCCTGCCGTAGTATCAAAATCTATGTTTGACGGTTCGCATTCTGAAAAAAAAGGGAATCCAACGACCGCGGTAGAACCTTCCAACCCTTCTATTCCGTCTATACCGGCAGCTCCTGTACTATAACCATTTAAAATCATTCTAAGAACCGATAAAACATTTCCAGTATGATTTTCAATAGTACTAAAAACCTTGCGCGCTTTCCCATATATAAATAAATAAAATGATGGTTGAAACAAAGTGGCGTCAAAATCAGAAAGCTCAAAAGTATCTGTCGTTTTATTTGAAACAGTATACTTTTTACCATTTAAATAATTAAACTGTTTATATCCTAGAGTTCCATTATAATAATTAGAATATTTGGAATCAGGTATTTCGGAAAACTCAACTTTATCGCCATTTGAAAACCCATGACTTGCAATTGTAATTTTTGGAAATCCAGTAGCTCCTTCCGAACGAGCATCTATTCGGGTAATTATTTTAGGACTATCGGTTATTTTGCTACAATCTAAAAAAACCTGAAGTTTTGGATCAGTTGTTTTATTTCTATTAGAAAACTTTTCTATAAATCTATTATATTGAATAACACCCGCAGTTTCCGAGTTTCCTCTAGCCACAACAAAATAAGCATCGTCTATTTCAGATCCAGGAATAACGCACACACTTTCAAAAAGTCCTTCCGACATAAACAAATCATAATAATCATAACTTACAGTAGGATTTTTAAAATATTTTTCAATAAAAATACCCAGAGAAGTACTATGTTCAGCCCATCCGTATATTTCCGCTTGCTTGGTGTACGTTAGGCTTACAAGCTTACCGTCGCTACGCACGATCCAGACTGTTTGCCAAGGTTCTTTCTGGTATGCCATTTCAACGGCCACGGCATCCTTGAACATATGATCCGAAAACTGCGTGAGATTAATCCCGGTAAACCCGTCAGCTTCCATGCTGTACGCTGTATCGCGCATAATCCGGTTAAACGTTTGAAAATACACCGCGCGGTCATTGATAATCACAGGTGTTAAATTGCTTGAACCTGCCAAGTCATTTGCCTTGTTTATGACAGACGTAGGCGAAAGCAAACCGTTAGGTCCGGCCTCAGTAGAAAATACACCGGCGCTTGTAAACTCAACTAACCTATTCACGTCAACCATGTTGTAAATGCGGTTCATCTCGCGCGAGTTTGCATTAATCGTTATCCCGTCATCGTCCGCCAATGGAAAGCTACGCCCGTAGTCGTAATAGTTTCCCGTCTTTGAAAACCAAATAGTATTAGGTTCCATTAAAGTTCCGGCAAAGCAAAGACGATCATTGAAAAACGATGAGCAAGCAGGATAGCCGCGTTTTTGAGACCATGCACCCTCTGACCAAACAGTAGTCGCGCTAGTTAATCCTATTGGAACTTCAATAACTACGTCAGCGGTAGTATAATCAAGACTTGATCCGCCACCGCCAGTAGGTACTTGAACAACGTGAGCTACACCTACCCACTCGAACGGGTCGGACGCAAGCGTTATATACACAATTCCGGCAGCAAAAACCTCTACTTCATCGGTAGACGTTCTAACTAAAAATTGATTTGAAAAAGTTTCGGTTCCAGAAGTGTCATAATTTTTATCGCTCTTTGCACTAAAATGCCGCGCATCAGTCCAGGTTGTGCCTCCATCATCTGATACCTGTACCGTAATAGTTCCCGACCAAGTTCCGTGCGTAAGTAATCTCCATGTTCCACCGCATTTAATTGCAGTTCCAGGTGTATTGTAGTTTTCTGTAGAAACAGCGTATTTAATCGCAGGAGCCTGTATCCAGTGCCTAACCTCCCACAATGTTCGCCCTACTGCGTGTTTACTTCCTGTGACATTTGAAAATATGGCTGTGCTTCCGGTAAGCGTGCTGGTTTTTTTAATCGTTCCGCCAGATGAATAAGCAGTATACGCAGCCGTACTTAACGAAGCTCCAGCCCCATTGTAATCAAGCTCAAATGTATCAGTTGACTTATTGCGAACTTTAAAAGGCAATTCATTTAATTCAGTCATGCCAACTATGCCTTCGATAAAAACAATATCACCGTCAGCATATCCATGCGCCGCGCTCGTTACCACGCCGGGATTTGCTTTGGTTATTCCGGTTATGTTTTTAACCGTTGGTACAGCGGTTGCGCTTGAAGTAACCGTGGTTGTAGTTGAGTTTTCCAGGGTATACGGACCGCGCAAGTAATCATAATACGTCAGCGTCCAGTTTGTATCAGCATACCGAGTTAAAATTATTGTTCTATATAACGGGTGCGAAATCCAGATTTGATCCCCAGATTGTGTAAACTTTAAATCAGCGACGTGGATAGACGCCCACGGAGTAACTACCTCATACGCAGTTGTTCCACCCGTAACCACCTGAACATCATTTTTAATAAACCGAATGTAATATTCCCCAATTTCAAGAACAAAAGCATCATCGGAAGCAAACACAAATCCGCGTACCACCCAGTGTGTACCAACTGCTTTAACTGGAACGATATATTGCGTACCAGGGCGATTAATCACGCCTCCGGTGTTTAATGGCAACATATTTTTTAAAGAGTTACACCCGGTTTTATATTGCGGCAATTCAGTGCTGCCGCTTAACCTCGGGGATATTTCACCGGATGAAAAATCAGATCGTGTATACCGCATATTATCCCCTCGCAGACAATAATGATGATTCTTCTTTTTGTACAGAATCAACCTTTTGCTCTTTAGCGTTTTGCAATATTGCACGGTCAATATAGGTTGAGTAAAGTTTAAGCATGCGCTCCATCTCTGACGTTTTACCCGTTAAAGGAACGGCCACAAGTGCAGAAACTTGGCAAGCTAAGGCCATAGCCGCAAGCGCATCATAAAGCAAATAGTGGTCGATAGTAGTACCCACGCTAGTATTTGTAGCTTCAACGTAACAGGCGTCTAATTGCGTAGCTAAATACAACTTTTCCGTAACTGGTCCAAAAAACTTAATGTATTCAACCGGTTCAGGATTGGGAGCAGAAGTGTCGGTAAAAACTTTCCAAACATAATGATTGCTTGCAGGGTAGTCATAAACATACGACCACCCGGTAAACGTTTCAGGAGTAGCGCCAGATGCCGCAACCAAAGGTATGCGTGTACGCGCAAAGCGCCAATTTACCGCCGTGAGTGTGGTTAAACGAGCCATTTCCCAGATAGCCGCTACCTGTGTAGCCTCTTTGGTAGTTACCCACGTTGTATCGGTAGCAGGGATTGGTTTTTGGCCTATCAGTGATAGGGCCATGTTAGCAATTCCCGCCTTGGTTAATGGTTGCGGCATCTAAATCACCTCTTTACTTATTTTTCGATCCAATACGGCGACCACGCTTAATCGGGTCCGGTACGTTAGCCGCAACTAGGTCTGATTCGTCAATTGGTTCACCTATAAATTGAACCGCTTCACCGTTAAGCATTGCGCGAGTATCAGGACTCATACCGGTATCCGTGACCTTAACAAGCTTTTTCAAAACTCCATCGTTGCGCGGACCGCCCATAACATCTAAATCAGGCTGTACAAAATCTCCAACACTAACAAAGTGTTTAAGAAAATGAGCTGACAACTTTTCATCATCACCTACCGTAATCTTTTCCCCAACTTTCCAGCGCCGATTCTTGTACCCAAAACAGAAAGATTGACAGATAAACTCGCGAGACATATTTCCTCCACGTTTAAAGTAAGCCGTTGATGCGCTCAACGGCTAAAGCGTTATTCACTTACGCCTCAATAAAAGGCGTTTGAACAAAGTACACCTTCACCGCACCGCTGGTAAAGTTGTGTGTACCAACGGTCAAATAACCGCGAAGATAACGATACGCGGTTGCTAATGCAGGAACACGAACGCGGATCACATACCCAGCGGCAAGCGAAGCCTCAGCAACAGCATCCGAAGAAGCCAGCGTTACCACTGTTCCAAACGCGGTATCAGAATCACCTTGAATTGAAAGCGTCAAGGTTGCATCTTCCTCAGTTGAATCAAGCGTAGTAGTCACCAAGCATTCCATGTACATCTCGTTCCCAATTGCACGATTGGCGGCCCCTTGGTCAATGTGCGACGTGGTAGCCGCACTTGCGGTCAAAGTAGTTGCCATCAATTCCAGATTGGTATCAATTAAACCCATTTTAATTACCTCCGTATCCGCATAAGCGGTTATTTAATTACGCAGTCAACAACGTTTCAGCCAATGAAATCTGTTCTACGGCACGAATAGGAATGCTTTTATAACTGGCCACACCTTCGCGAACAACTCCATTTGCATCTGTAATATCTTTATAAGTCAACGCCATATTTGGTTTGGAATCAATTCTTACCTCAAACATAGACAAAACGTCAGGATGACAATAAAAAACCGGACGTATCCCAGCAGTAGACGGCAAAAGGTTTTTAGCCATCGTCATAAATTTAAGAATATCCGCAGCAGATTCGGTTGGATCTCCGGTAGTAAGCAAATCCGAAACGTCGATATTGGCAATGCGAACAATGTAGCGGTAATCCACCACCGACAAACCACATTCCCAGTTGTACTCAGCGCGGTAAACAGTCCACGGATTGTGCGAAGAATCTAACGTTGAAATTTTGCCAAACTCCTGACGCTGCATACCAACTTTACCGTTTTTACCATATAAACCCGAAACTGTATCCAATCCCCAACCAACCAAGTAAATACTGGTTACGTCGGTTTGCCCAGAAGCAGCACCGGCATTAAACACGTGGCTGGTACGCGGAACACTACCATACGCAGCATAGCGCGGAGCAATGCCCGTAAATTCTTCCGGTGATGTAGTAATGTTACCGTAGAACAGAGTGTTTGCCAGTTCTTGATTCATACCTTCCAAACGGTTGGCTTCTTCATCTGCGCGAAACTTTGCTACGTTACCGGTCTTTTCGGCCATGTATGCGTCCACGGTAGCCACGCCAGTAATAATACCAACCGAATCCGTGTACTGCGTAGTGCTGGACTTTGTTTCAGCAGTACCGGCATTGTACTTTTTCCACGAAGCAGTAGCCAAAGCGGAATCGCCAGTATGCACGGTTCCATCCTCGCGGTTACCTTCCTTCCAAGGCATATCCTGCAAGATCGGGTTTTTTTCAGTCAACAGCGCCGCACTGGTAGCCAGTTCGCCATTCGGGTCTTTCCGAGTGGAGATGTCAAGCAGCGTAGGGTATTTTGATTCTAATACAGCCATTTTAATTACCTCCGTTTATTTTTTATTGTGTTCGTCTTGCGCTTTCTGAATTGTATATTCCAGACGTTCACGCGGAGAAAGCTTTGATAAATCAACTCCGTTTGTAGCCTTAC